GGACGGCGGTTCGTCGGCGTCGAACGGGAGGACACCTACTTCCGCGCGGCGGTCCGGCGAATCCGCGCGGAACTCGCGCTCAAGGAGGCGGCGTAGATGGCGACCCGCGGACGCAAACCGACGCCGACGGCGCTCAAGAAGCTCAAGGGAAATCCCGGCAAACGCCCGATGAACGAGGCCGAGCCGGTCGCGCCGCGCGGTAAGCCGACCTGCCCGAAGCACATCGCCGGCGAAGGCCGGAAGGAGTGGTCGCGCAGCACGAAGCTGCTCGCCGAGATGGGGCTGCTGTCGAAGGCCGAAGGCCCCGCGCTCGCGCTGTATTGCCAGCTGTACGAGCGGTGGGTCGAAGCGGAGGCGAACATCAAAAAATACGGCATGATCATCCCGGTCGGTGAAAACGGCGCACTCCAGCTCAGTCCCTACGTGTCGATCGCCAACCAGGCGATGGCCCAGATGCAGCGGCTGCTCTGCGAGTTCGGGTTGACGCCTTCGAGCCGCAGTCGGATCAGGCTGCCGCCGCCGAAGAAAGAGAGCAAGCTCGAGGCCTTCATGGCCGCGAAGAAAGGAAGCTGACATGCGGATCGAGAAACCGGAGATCTTCGTCGCGCCCCGCGCCGGGCGGTTCTGCGGGTACCGGCGGCTGCCACAGTTCGTGCGGACCCGCCAACGCCTGCTCGATGTGCACGTGATCGGGCTGTGGTGGCTCACGATCGCCTGGCTCGCGCCGGCGAAGAAACGCGGTCTGCCCCAGCGCTGAAATTTCGCTGATGTGGCGCTGACAACTCGCTGACACTACGCTGAAACCGAGGCACGGATGCCGACGACTCGCTCGAAACTCGACATTCCATCCCGCGCCCGCCGCGAGGGCTGGGCGAGCTATATCCGCTCGACGGTCGACGTGCGGGCGGTGGCCGAGGGATGCTACTTCGACGCCGCCGCAGCGGAACACGCCGTGGCGTTCTGCGAGCAGTTCCTCACGCACACGCGCAACAGCGTGGGCGCGAAGCAGGGCGATCCGCTCGTCCTGCAGGAGTGGCAACGCGACTACCTGCGGCGGCTGTTCGGCTGGCGGCGGAGCAACGGCAGCCGCCGGTACCGGGTGAGCTACGTTGAGATTCCGAAGAAGAACGGCAAGACCACGCTCTGCGCGGGAATCGCCCTCTACCTGCTGATCGCCGACGGTGAACCGGCCGCCGAGGTGTTCTCCGCGGCCGCGGCCCGCGAGCAGGCCGCGATGATCTTCAAGGAGGCCAAGGCGATGAGCCTCGCCTGCGACGACCTGGCGGTGCTGGTCGATGCCCGCGACAGCGCGAAGCGACTCGTGATCGAATCGACCAACTCGTACTATCAGGCGCTCTCGGCCGACGTGGGCACGAAAGAAGGGCTCAACATCCACGGCCTGATCTTCGACGAACTGCACGCCCAGCCGAACCGGGAACTGTGGGACTGCCTCCGCTATGGTGGTGCCGCCCGGATGCAGCCGTTGATCGTCTCGATCACCACGGCCGGATACGATCGCCACTCGATCTGCTGGGAGCAGCACGAGTACGCGCAAAACGTCCTGGACGGTGTGATCGAGGACACCAGCTTCCTGCCGCTGATCTACGCAGCCGATGAGACCGACGACTGGACCGCGCGCGAGACCTGGTACAAGGCAAACCCGAACCTCGGCATCACGATCGACGAGGAGGAGATGGCCGAGGCCTGCCGCGAGGCCCAGGCTTCACCGGCGAAAGAGAACATCTTCAAGAGGTACCGGCTGAACCTCTGGACCGAACAGGACGTGCGGTGGCTGTCGCTGGCCGATTGGGATGAATGCGTCTGCCCGGCCGAGCCGCCGCCGCGGGCTGGCCGCGAGTGTTTCGCGGGGCTCGATCTCTCGTCCACGCGCGACCTGACGGCACTGGCACTGGTATTTCCGTTCGGCCGCTACATCGATGTCGAGATGCATCTCTGGGTGCCGGGCACGAGCGCGGTGGAACGCGATCGGCGGGACCGCGTGCCCTACACGCAGTGGATTCGCGAAGGGCATTGCCTGGGCACCGAGGGCACGGCCGTGAACTACGAGGCGGTTCGGGCGAAGCTCAACGAGCTCGGTAAACAGTACAAGATCGTCGAGATCGGGTTCGACATCTGGAACGCTCAGCAACTCTTCACGCAGCTCGAAGGGGACGGCTTCACGCTGGTGAAGGTCTCGCAGAGTTTCGCTGGGCTGAACGCCGCGATGAAAGACCTGGACCGCCGCGTCGTCGAGCGACTGATCTGCCACCACGGCCACCCGGTGCTCCGCTGGTGCGCGAGCAATGTGACCGTCGAGACCGACGCCGCCGGGAACCTGAAGCCGTCGAAGAAAAAGAGCAGCGAGCGGATCGACGCGATCACCGCCCTGGTGACCGCGCTCAGCCGCGCGATGCTCCGACCGGAAGTTACCTCCGTTTATCAAACCCGTGGGATTCGCCGATTATGAAATGGCTAACCGTACTGTGGACGAACACGCTCGGACGTATCTTCGCCAGCGACAGCGGCACGCGCAACCCGGCGCAGTGGCTGGTGGACTGGATTCACGGCGAGGAGTCCGCCTCGGGCGTGAAGGTCACGCCGAAGAGCGCGCTCAAGCTCGCCCCGTTCTGGCAGGGGGTGAACACGATCGCCGGAGACGTCGCCACGCTCCCCTTGATCCTGCACCGCCGCGCCGGCGACCGCAAGGAGCGATGGGTGGAGCATCCCGCCTACCGGCTGCTGCGCCGCGCTCCGAATCCCTGGATGACGGCGACCGCGTTCAAGGAGACGCTGCAGGCCCACGCGCTGACCTACGGCAACGCCTACGCCGAGATCGAGCGGGACAACCGCGGGGATGCGATCGCGCTGTGGCCGTTACTGCCGGACCGTACCGAGCCTCTGGTCGTCGATGGGGTGGTGGGCTACGTCACGCAGACCACGTCCGGTGAACCGCGCAGGCTCCGCGCGGAGAACGTGCTGCACATCAAGGGGCTCGGGTTCGATGGGGTGCGGGGCTATTCGGTGATCGCGATGGCCCGGCAGAATCTCGGCCTGACGATGGCCCAGGAGAAATACGCCGCCCGGTTCTTCGGCAGCGGCGCGACTCCCGGCGGCGTGCTCGAGCATCCAGGCAAGATCGGCGAGGATGCGATCGAGCAGCTCCGCGAATCGTGGGCGGAACTGCACGAGGGGCTCGACCGCTCGCATCGGATCGCGATCCTCGAAGAGGGCATGAAGTTCAACCCGATCGCGATGCCGATGCGCGACGCGCAGTGGCTCGAGGGCCGCCAGTTCGGCCGCACGGACGTGGCGAGCTGGCTGAACCTGCCGCCGCACAAGGTCGGCGATCTGTCGCGCGCGACGTTCACGAACATCGAGGAGCAGAACCGCGATTACCTGAACACGAGCCTGATGCGGTGGCTCGTGAAATGGCAGGAAGAGTGCGACGAGAAGCTGTTGCGCGACCGCGAGAAGGCGACGGACGCGGGCTACTTCGAGTTCCTCACAGCGGCACTCCTGCGTGGCGATCTGCTCCGCCGGTACCAGGCTTATGCGATCGGGATCGCCAATCGGATTCTCAATCCCAACGAAGTGCGGTCGATGGAGAACATGAACCCCTACGAGGGTGGCGACGAGTACATCAACCCACACATCAACCCGGAGCAACCCGTCGAGCCGCCGCCAGGCGAGGGCGATCGCGAGCAGCAGGCGACGGCCCGCTTCGCGGAACTGGTACGGGCCGAGGCCCGCCGGGTGCAGCAGGCCGCGCGGACCGCGAGTAATTTCACGGGCTGGGTGGATTCGTTCTATCGCCGCTGGCCTGCCAGCGTGCGCGAGGTCGTCGCCGAGTTCGGTGGCGAGCCGCAGATCGCCGATGCCCACTGCGCGGAATCCCGCGAAGAAATCATGAAGCTGCTCGACCAGGTGACCGCGGCCGAGTTGCAGCAGGAGATTCAGGCGCTGACCGATGCCTGGCACAATCGCGGCCAGCGGCTGGCGCAAGCCGTTCTTAACTCCCTCACACGCAAGGAGACAGCATGAAACCCCAAATCCGTGCCGAAGGCGGCAAGGCCGAAATCCTGATCTACGAGCAGATCGGCCAGGACTGGTTCGGCGATGGCCTGACCGCCAAATCGTTCGCCGAGGAACTGAAGTCGCATGGCGACCTGAGCGAGATCAGGCTCCTGATCAACAGTCCCGGCGGCGACGTGTTCGACGGGATGGCGATCTACAACACGCTGCTGCGTCACAAGGCCCGCAAGATCGTCGAGATCGACGGCCTGGCGGCGTCGATCGCCAGCATCATCGCGATGGTCGGCGACGAAATCCGGATCGGCGAGAACGCGATGTTCATGATCCACGATCCGTGGAGCGTGGCGATCGGCACCGCTGGCGACTTCCGCCAGCAGGCCGACGTGCTCGATGCGATCACCGAGCAGCTCGTGACCACCTACACGGCCCGCACGAAGCAGGACCGCCAGCAGATCCGTGACTGGATGGCGGCGGAGACCTGGTTCAGCGGTGCCGAGGCGAAAGAAGCAGGCTTCGCGGATGCTGTCACACCGGCCAAACAGGTGCAGGCCTGTTTCGACAAACGCTGGTTCCGCAACTGCCCGAAGGATTTCGGCAGCGACGGCAGGCGCTCGAAGGCACCGCCGGCGCACTGGCGTCTCGCGGCCGCGAAAAGACATCTGGACCTGATGCCGAAATCGGCCTAGCCTTGAGTCTCGACAACTCGAATTGCACGAAGCCAGCGCGCAACTCATCAGCGGCGTGCCCTTCTCGCAGTCGGAACCCCGATTCCAGACTGCCGGTGGGCCACGCCGTTTCTGTTTGGCCCCCGGCATCACACCGAGGAACCAAACCATGCCCGTCAAACTCTCGACCAAGGCCCTCCGCGAACGTCAGGGCGAGCTGCACGACAAATGCACCGCGCTGGTGAATCTCGCCGAGAAAGAATCCCGCGACCTCACCGACGACGAAAAGAAACAGTTCGACGCCTGGCGCGCCGAAAGCGACAGCATCACGAGCACCGACCTGCCCCGCGCCGAATGGTTCGAGGGCGAAGAGGCCCGGCTCGCCAGCAGCCGCGAGCCGAAGCCGGAGCCGCAGACGGCCGCCCGCAAGCACAAGCCAGCAGGTGCGGATGCACGCGCCGCGGCGATCGTGATCCCGCAGGCCTCCCAATACCGGCACGGAAAACTGCGGGCCTACAGCGGCCAGCACGCCGACGCCAAGGCGTTCATCGCGGGCATGTTCTTCCTGGCCACGCTGGGCAAGCAGCCCAAGGCCCGCAAGTGGTGCGAAAAGAACGGAGTGGACATCCGTTATCGCGGCTCGATGAAGGAATCGGGCAACGAGCTCGGCGGCTTCCTCGTGCCCGATGAAATGGAACAGGCGATCATCGACCTGCGCGAAAGCTACGGCGTGTTCCGCCGCAATGCGTATGTCTCGCCGATGGCGAGCGAAACCAAGACGGTCCCGCGGCGGGCCGGTGGCCTCACCGCCTACTTCGTCGATGAAGAGAAGGAAATCACCTCCAGCGACAAAGCGTGGGACAAGGTCCGCCTGGTCGCCAAGAAGCTCGCGGCGCTGTGCCTCTACAGCAACGAGCTCTCGGAGGACGCGATCGTATCGATGGGCGACGACCTGACGGCCGAGATCGCCTACGCCTTCGCCCTCAAAGAGGACGAATGCGGATTCATCGGCGACGGCACGAGCACCTACGGGCGAATCGTCGGCGTGGTCAACGCCGTGGCCGCGGGCTCGGTCGTTACCGCGGCGGCCACCCACACGGGCTTCGAGACCCTGACCATGAGCGACTTCGAGTCGTGCGTCGGCAAACTGCCGGAGTACGCGGAGGACGGCGCGAAGTGGTACATCTCGAAGGTTGGCTGGTCGGCGTCGATGCTGCGTCTGCTCGACGCGGCCGGCGGGAACACGGCGTCGGTGCTGGCCGCGGGCCAGAAGAGCCGCGAGTTCCTGGGCTATCCGGTCGAAGTCAGCCAGGTGCTGAACAAGACACTCGGGGCCGATGCCTCGAAACCGAAGGCGATCCTCGCGAACCTGCAGAAGGGCGCGATCCTCGGCAGCCGTCGCGGCATGTCGATCCAGATGAGCGACCAGCGCTACTTCGAGACCGACCAGATCGGGATCAAGGGGACGCAGCGGTTCGACATCAACGTGCATGACGTCGGCACCGCCAGCGCGAGCGGCGGCATCGTCGTCCTGAACTCGGCCGCGGCATAACCCCGCGTTCCTTCCCCCACCCTCAACACGGAACCAAACCATGCACAGCGCGCAAGAACAGAAAGTGGTGCTGATCACGCCGCCGGGAGCGATCGTGGATAACGCCTCGCTGACCACGGCCGAGATCGACACCAAGGGGTTCGACTTCCTCCAGGTCTATGTCGCCCTCGGGGCCACCGACATCGCGATGACCGCGCTCAAGCTGCAACAGTCGGACCAGTCCGGCGCGGGCTTCGCGGACGTCACCGGCGCGGTCTTCGGCACCTCCACGAAGATCGACGGCGCGGCCAGCACCCTGCCATCGGCGACGGACGATAACAAGGTGTTCCTGATCGAAGTCCCCCTGCAGGGCAAGAAACGCTACTTCGACCTCGTCGCCACGTGCGGCGATGGTGCCGCCGGAACCTACGCGGTCGCCTGGGCCGTGCTGTCGCGGGCCAAGGATGCGCCCGTCACGGCCACGGAACGGGGCTGCGCCCAGATCCTGCGGGCCTAGGAGCAGCCATGCACGTGAAGCTCTTGCGGGAATGGCGCGGGTACCGCCTCGGTCGGATCCTCGACATGCCAGCCGGTCAGGCCGACATGCTCGAGCGGCGCGGCTTCGCGATGCCCGTCGGGAGCACGGCGGAACCGCGCACCAGGCAGCCGCGGCGCTTATCGCGCGCGAAATAAGGCGAGGGCCGCATGGCACTGAAAATCACCGTCGCGCCGACGGCCGAACCGGTAACGGTGGGCGAGGCCCTCGCCCATTGCCGGATCGATCACAGCGACGACAACGCGATGCTGCTGCGGTTGATCGCGGCCGCCAGGCGGCGCGTCGAAACGACGCTGCGGCGGTCGCTGATGCCGCAGACGCTGCGGCTGTCGCTCGATGCGTTTCCCGCCGGGGCGATCCTGCTGCCGCGGCCACCGGTCACGGCGGTGACGACGGTCGCCTACACGGATCTGGCCGGCGACAGCCAGACGCTGGCGGACTACCAGCTCGACACCGAGCGCGAGCCGGCGCGGCTGTTGCCGGCCTACGGCGACTGCTGGCCCGGCGCGCGCGACCAGGCCAACGCCGTGCAGGTCACCTACCAGGCCGGTTACGCAACGGCCGAAGCGGTGCCGCAGACGATCAAGCTCGCGATCCTGATGCTCGTGGCCCACTGGTACGAGCACCGGGAAAGCGCGATGGACGAGGGCAAGCTCAGCGAGACGCCGCAAGCGGTCGAGTTCCTGCTCGGCGGCGAGCGCGTCGTGCGGTTTGCCTGAGACGCGAGGAGGCGTCCACGTGAAGCCACAACCGGTACCCCAACTCGACTATGCCGGCCTGCGGCGCGTGCTCGAAGCGCGGCGGGGTGCCCGGATCGTCACGCTGGTGAGCGTGACCACGCCCGCGATGCGCAAGAAGGACAACCCATTCTTCGGGCTCGTCGAGCGGGTCGTGCGCCGCAACGGAATGTGCGGGGCGAACTACGAGTCGAGCGTCAACCGCAGGCGCGTCAAAGAGGAACAGCCCACCGACGACGAAGGGATCGTGCTGCAATTCACCGCGCTGCCGCTCCCGTGGGGCCAGCACGATGGCCCGTTCTTCGTGAAGCACACCCCCAAAGGGGCGTGCCAGGAACGCCTCTATCTCAAGTTTCTGCCGAATCGGAACCTCGAAGAGCAATGGCGGAACGCCGTCACGAAGCAACCGCTGAACCCGTCGCAGGTCGAACTGCTGAAGCCGTTCCTCCGCACGAGCGGTGGCTCTTCCCGCCAGGAGATCGACAACCAGGTCGAATGGCGGACGATCGCCCTCGACTCGATCGAGCAGATCACAATCGACGGCGAGCTGTACGTCCTCGATCACCCGCAACCCTTAACCCTGGAGTGTGCCGCATGAAGGTGCGACTGATCCAAGACGCGGACGGTCTCGAAGGACCGCTGACGATCGGCACGGAGATCGAACACCCCGATTCCTTTCGGCTCGTGGAGCTCGGCATCGCCGAGCCGGCCGACGACGAATGCCGCCTGAAATGCGAAGCCCGCAAGCTGGCTCGCGCCTCCCGTGCCGCTGCGACCGCCGCCCGGCGCGCCCGACGGCCGTCGCCCGAGGCCCCCCACGGCGGACACGCGATCGTCACCCCACCGGAGGCCAGCCATGCAGGCGGGAAAGCTCAACCAACGGGTCAAGATCTGGCAGCCGGTCGAGGAGCAGCAGGACTCGGGCGAAATGAAGATCGTCCGGTGGACGCTGTTCAAGACAGTGTGGGCCGCGGTAAGCCCGGTAAGCAGCCGGGAGTACTGGAGCAGCCCGCAACTCCAGGCGACGGTAAGTCACCGGGTGCGGCTTAGATACGTTGCCGGGATCACGGTCAAGATGCGCTTCGAGCATGCCGGCCGGTATCTCAACATCGCGGCCCCGCCGCGGAACACGGACGAACGCAATCGCGAGCTCACGATCGACTGCATCGAGGCGACCTGACCATGCCTGTTGCCAAGTTTACCTTAACGGGCTTCGACAACCTGGCGGATCGCCTGGCAAAGCTGGGCGAAAAGACAGCGGGCCGTGTGATCCGAGGCGCGCTCCGGTCGGGTGCCAAGATCGTGCAGTCCGGCGTGCGCGACGAGACACCCGTCGGCAAGACCAGGCTCCTCCGCAGTGCGATCCGCGTCCGGGCGATGAGGCGCAAACAGCATCGAATCGGCGTGATGGTCACGGTCGGCGCGGCCTTTTTCAAAGGTGAAACGTTTTATGGCGGCTTCGTGAACTACGGACACTCCATCGGCCGACGCTCGTCGAATGCGGACCTCGGCTTGCGAAAGGGCAAGCGGCGGACAAGGGCCGAGCGGTGGGCGGCCGATGACCGCGACATGCTGCGCCGCAAGGTTCCGCCCAACCCCTTTGTCATGCGGGGCTTCGAGGCGAAGCAGGATGATGCGCAGGAAATCGTGATCGCAGAAATCACCGATGGCATCATCCGGGAGGCGTCGGCGTGATCGAGGAAGGCCTGCGTGAATACCTGATCGGGCACGTCGAGTTGGCGAGCGTCGTCGCTGGCCGCGTTTATCCGCTGGTAATCCCGCTCAGCGTCTCGCAGGACTGCATCGTTTATCGAAAGCGTTCGGGCGGGCGCGTCCAGTTGATCGACCAGGCGGCGGGGGACGCGCGCCCGACGTTCACGATCAGCGCGTGCAGCCAGGAATACCAGCGGGCGGTCGATCTGGGGCAGCGGATTTTCCGAGCCCTGGAAATGTTCGACGGCACCTGGGGCACGCACGAGATCAACTGCGTGCGGAGTATCGACAGCCGCGACGACTTCTACGAGCCGGACGATGGCTCCGGCGTGTTCTGGTACCTGCGGCACGAAGAGTTCGAAATCCAGTTCAGCGAGGAAATCCCAGCCTAACGGAGGAATGCATGGCAAAAGTCAACGGCAAGGGCACGACCGTCGAGGTCAGCATTTCGGGCACGTTCACGGCGATCGCACAGATCGTGTCGGTCACGCCCCCGGCCCTGAAGCAGCAGGCCACGATCGACACCACCAGCATCACGGACAACGACGTCCGCCGCCAGGCGAACAAAGTCCGCGACTGGCAGAACGTGAAGGTCAAGCTGCAGTGGGACCCGGCCAACACGGGCCATCAGTACCTGATGACCTCGGCCCGCGCCGGGACGACCGAGTCCTGGAAGGTGAAGTGGACGGACGCGGACACCACCGAAGCGGCGTTTTCCGGGTTCCTCGACAGCTTCCCGTTCGGCGAGCTGACGAACAACGTCGTCCAGACGATCGACTTCGAGATCGCCGTGGATGGCGACGTGACGATCTCCTGAGAGGATCGCGCGCGAAATGATCGACGCGGACCAGCCACCACTGTCGCCGGACGCGGGCTGCGCGGAGCCGCCCGCACGTTTGCGGCGCGCGCTGATCGAAGCGCGGCACGCCGTCTGGAACGGCGATCTGCTGCTGTTCCCCGGCCGCGGCCCGATCTCGGTGGCCGGCCGGGGCAAGTACACGCACGCGGCGATGGCCGGCTGGTGGCGGCACGAGCTGATGTGCGTCGAGCTGCGCGAGTGGCTCGGCGGACGGGCGGTGACGCTGGCGAGTCAGCTCGCGGCCCATCCGGCCGGCATCGATGTCTTTCGCCCGGTCGTCACGGACCGCGATCGGGAACGCGCGCTGGACATTATGATCGGGAAGGCCGGGAAGCGCTACGGTTACCGCCAGGTGCTCGCAGCGGCATTGCTGCATCTGCCGGTCGTGCGGTATTTTGTTCGGCCGGATACGTCGCGCGACTTGGCCGAGGCCTCGCAGCGGCCGGAGTACTGCTCGCAGGCCGTCTGCAACGCCTACCATGCCGCCAGCGGCCGCGACCCGGTCCCGCACCTGGCCGATCGCCTCACCGAGCCGAGCGACCTCGCGCGGACCACGTTCTTTGCGTACCAGTTCACCCTCGCCCCCTGATCGGAACCAAGCATGCTCAGCCGCGACCAGATCAAACGCGCCCACGACCGCCCACGGGAGTGGGTGCCCCTGCCCGAATGGGCCGAGGAAGGCCAGGACCCGGCGACCGTCGGCGTCTGGGTCGGCACGATGAGCGCGCGCCAGCAGGACCTGTACGACCAGCTCTGCTATCGCCTCCGCGGCGATGACGCGCCGGTGCTCGACGAGGAGGCCGCTGGCGACAGCGGCGTCCGCGCGCTCGTCGCGGTGTTCACCTGCCAGAACGAGGATGGCTCGCTGTTCTTCGAGGAAGCGGACCGGCACTGGCTGGCCAACAAGGGGGCTCCGCCCTTGAGCCGGATCCTCAATGCGGCCGTCTCGGTCAACCAGATGCGCCGCGCGGATTCCGACGACGCGAAAAAAAACTCCGCAGCGACCCCAACGAACAGTTCAAATACCGCCTCGCCCTCGCCCTCGGCATGACGGTCGAGCGGTTGCTCGACGAGATGTCCGGGCCGGAGTTACGGCGGTGGAAATTATACGAACAACAGGTCGCGCCGCTCTGGTCGAACTGGGACGTTGCGGCGCTGATCAGCACGATGGTCGGCAACGGCCTGATGCCGCGAGACGATGGGAGCCGGTGGACACCGGATCATTTCCGGGCCGATCCCCGATCGCCCGAGGAACAGGCGGCCGACTCCGCGAGACAGTGGAGTAATTTTGCCGCACTGATCGAGATGGAATAGATCATGAGCGTCATCGCCGCACTCAATGTGAATCTGACCGCCGCCACCGGCGGATTCGACAACTCGATGAAGAGCTCCGCCAGCGTCATGCGCCAGTGGAAGCGTGAGGCGACCGCCGCATTCGAAGCCACCCGCACGCCACTGGAACGTTATGAGGCCGAGATCGCCAAGCTCGGCAGACTGCTCGATCAGAACCTGATCGACTTCGAGACCTGGCGGCGGGGGGTCACGCGGGCAACCAACGCCCTCGATGCCGCGACTCCCAAATTGCAGACTTTCGGCGGGAAGCTGCGCGGGATGATGAGCGGCCTCACAAGCAGCGCCGGAGCCAACCTCGCGGGCGCGTTCGGCGCATACAAGCTGGCCTCCTTCGCCGCCGAATCGTTCGCGGCGATCGATGCCCTCAACGACGTGGCACAGGCCACAGGCACGACGACCGAACGACTCGGCGCGCTCCACGTAGCGGCCACCCTGAACGGTTCGAGCATCGAGCAGATGGACGCGGCGCTCGGCTACCTCAACAAGAATCTCGGCAACGCCGAAGGCAGCAAGAAAATCCAAGGGTCGCTCGACGCCCTGGGCCTGAGCGCCGCGCACCTGCGGCAGATCGGGGCCGGCAATGCGATCGTCGAGATTTCGCAGGCGATGCTGTCGATCGAGGATCCCGCCGAGCGCGCCCGGATCGCGACCGACCTGTTCGGCAGGTCGGGACTCGAACTGCTCAATGTGCTGGCGATCGGACGGGCCGGGTTCGCGGATGCGGAGGAGAGCGCGAAGGCCTACGGCGCGGCCATCAGCACCGTCGGCGCGGAGAACGTCGCCGCCGCGGCCGATGCGTTCGACGGACTCAAACTCACGGTCCAGGGGCTCTTCAATGACCTGGCGGTTGAGATAGCACCGTTTGTAAAGTGGTTCTCCGAAAAGCTGATGTTCGGCATCTATGGTGCCAAGCTGGCGTTTCTGAACCTCGCCGAAGTCATCGTCGGGGGCATCAGGTCGATTCTCGACGCGGCCAGCTATCTGCCGGGTGGGCTCGGTGGTAGCGTCGCTTCGAACGCATCGGAGTATGCAGGCGCGATCCTTGAGGGCCTCGAAGCGCGGGAGCAGGAAATCTGGAACCACGTCGAAGTGCTCGACCGGCAGACCCGCGGCGTGCAGGAGCAGAACAAACCATTCGTGCGCTCGCCGCAGTTGGCTGCCGTCGCGGCCGCGATTGGCCCGGCCTCAATGGGCGGAACGCAGGCACAGGCGGCCGCCGGTTTTGCCCAGTTCCAGCAGGATGTGCGCGGGTTCCTCGCATTTGGGCAGGCCGCGATTCAGGCGGGGCGCGAAGAGGTGGCCCGGCAGGGGGTCGCGAACCTCCAGCGCGACGCGATGAACTTCGTCGATTTTCTGAAGGCCGCCAAGGAGCGCGCCGACAAGATCCTCGACGAGAAGGCCGCGGCCGCGATCGACGCCGCCAAGACGCCGCTCGACAAGTTCAACCAGACCATGAATGACCTGGAGGTCCTGAAGAACACGGGCAAGATCAGCGAGGACGTGTACGCGGCCAACAAACAATCGGCGCTCGAAGAGCTGGACCGCTCCACCGCGGGCGCTCGGGAATACCGCCCGATCGCGGCGCTCGAACGAGGCTCGGCCGCGGCCTTCAGCGCCGCGATGGCCAACAAGGCCCCGAAGACCGAACAGGAGATCCTCAATCAGGCCAAGGAGCACAACGCGCTGCAGCGCGAGACGATCAAGGCAATTCAGGACTCCAAGCCGCAGGTGGCGGGGGTGCGGCGATGAGCGTCATCAGCGTGACTCAGCCCTGGGACGGACGTGGCGGCAACGCCAACGTAAAGTGGGAACAGAAAGCGACGCGCGTCCTGATCGTGCAGACCGATAATTACAACGATGATGAATGGTCTGTGCTCACCTCGGGCTACGTGCCCACGCGGTTTGCCCCGCATCCTGGCAATCCGTACCTGCTCGCCCGCGACGTGAATTGCGCCCCGCATGGGAACAGCCGCTGTCACTGGAAGGTCACGATCAATTACGACAACCAAGTGGATCCCGCTCAGAACGAGGAGAATCCGCTGCTGCGGCCGGGAATCGATGAATGGAGTTTCGCCCAGTACCAGACGATCGCCGTTAACGACCGCGACGGCAAGCCGATTCGAAACACGGTCGAGCAGCCCTTCGACCCGCCCGTTGAGAAAGACGAATCGCGGCTCGTGCTGGTCTATTCGCGCAACGAGGCCTATTTCCCGGTCGCGCTGGCGGAACAGTACATGGACGCGATCAACTCCGACACGTTTTGCGGTCGGCCGGCCGGGCATGTGAAATGCCAGAATATCAACGCTACCAAGCAGTTTGAGAACGGCACGGCTTTCTACGCGACGCGCTATGAATTCCACTTCAACGGCAAGGGCTGGGACAAGGAAATCCTCAATCGCGGCACGCGCTACCGGCTCGAGGCTGGCGGCCCCTACGTGCACTTGACGCCTGGCCTCGAGCCGATCCTGCTAAAGGCAAACGGCACCAAGCTGCCCGATGGGAGCGATCCCGCCGCCGCCGATTACGTGACCGCGAAAGTGTACGATAAGCTGCCGTTCAGCGTGTTCAACATCAGCCTGTAAACAAGGAGCGAACATGGGGCAAACGATCATCGACCAGGACATGCATATCAGGGGCACACTCTCGGCGCAGACGCTGGCCCCGCCGGCGGGCTGCATCACCGACGCGGCCGTGGCGGCCAGCGCCGCGATCGACGCGAGCAAACTCATCCGCCACCAGTCGGTCGATGTCGAGTTGTGCCCGCCCGGCACCGACGTAGCCGCGATCAACAAACTCCTGCACATCGCCCGCGCGGCGGGCACGCTGATGGGCTTCGAAGTCGCGATCACCGGCGCGATGACGGGCGACCGCACCGTGACGATCGACCTGCAGCGCAGCACCGGCGGCGGCGCGTTCGCCACCGTGCTGACCGCGACGATCGGCCTGACCAGCGCGACGGTGGTCCGCACGGCCACGGCGGGCACGATCAACACGACGGCGGTCGCCGACGGCGACATCTACCAGATCGTGGTGACGCTCGGCGGCAGCAGCGGCACGCTCGCCCAGGGCCTGCTCGCGACGCTCCATCTCGAAGAGCAGTACACCTGACCCCCCGACATTTCGCGCGACATACGATGGGCTACCTCCTCGACAAACAATCGCTCGACCGCCTCGACCGCGTGCTGCCGCGGGTGGAACGCGCGCCGTTCGGCGACCCGTCTGGCCGTTGGACGCGGGGCCAGGAGACGCTCTGGTACCCATGTAAGAATGTGTCCGCGCAGGTGATTCCTGCACACGGCGTCTGCCGCCAGGTCACCAGCATCCTCGATGGGGATCACTTCATCCTCGGCGTGAATGCGATGGGCACCACGGTGGACCGTGAGACGTGGGTGACCTGGGGGCAAGACATTCAGCCGGGCGAGTATGGAATGTGCACGCAATTCGCCGTCCCGCTGCTGGCGTGTTACGACGAGGCAGACGGAACTCCGGCGATGAACGAAACGTGGGGGCCCGCGCCGTCGAGCTTCAAACTACGGAAACACCGGCCGGGATACCGAATTCTCCGCCCCTACACCGACCGCAAGCTCGCGTATTGCGTTTACGATCCGCCCACCGTGCTGCTCGGGAAGCTGGACTATTTTCCGGTGCGCACCGAGGGTGCGACCGCCACCATCTATTACGGCCCCGCAGGCTCGGAGGTTTCCTCCGGGCAGACCGTGACATGCCGCAATTACACAGCGTTCGAATGGTATGTCCCCTCGGGTGGCTCGCCGGCAATCAACGCGGGTTGGTGCAATCTGCTGTGGTGCAAGAACGAGTGGTGGGTGGTGCCTACGGACAGTTACTTCACAACAGCCAAGGCAACGAGCAACTGGAAGATCGCTGGCGGAACCAGCACCTATGTCACGGCCACCCTTTGGGACGGGGCGGCAAACGGTTTCTACGGCCCCTCGGTCAACGTGTATCTGCAGGTCGGCACATACAGCGCGAACGTTGCTGCGCCGAATCAGCTCGCGAATGACGTGCTGACCGTGATGTACACGCGCACCGGCGGGCTCGGGAACTTTCAGTGGATCGCGCTCGATCCGATTCTGGACGCGCCGATCGGTACAGTCCGGATGATGACGAACTCCACACTGCCACGGGGCTGGGGCCTCATGGACGGCACGTCGAACTCGGTCGCAAACGGTGGGTCCGGATTCACAATGACGAACCTTTTCCCGCGAGCTGCCAGCAGTCCTGGAGGCACTGGCGGGGCCGACTCACACACTCACACCGCGACATGCGGGGGACCAAGCGCGGCCGTGTTGACGACAACCGGGGCCGCCCCGAGTGTGGCCACAGGCGACCACACCCACACGATCACGGTGGCCAGCAGTTCGAACGTCCCGGCCTACCGTGCCCTCCGATTCATCGAACGACTCGACAATCACTCGAGCTAAGCGCCGCGCACCAAACTGGCCGCATTCGAAGCCACCCGCACTCTAAAATGAGCGCATCGGTCTTCGGAACCGAGGGTTGTAGGTTCGAATCCTACCGGGTGTACTGATCGCAGGCCTCTGTTGACGGTTTCGCCGCCATTCAGACAGTGTGTTACGCATGTGCGCCTGCCGATCTTCGCTCCGCCGGGTGCAGCTAACACCCGGCGGGGCAACCTTACACCCGCGCGTCGGGCGCGGCAGGTGGGTTCGAATCCTACCGGGTGTACTGATCGCAGGCCTCTGTTGACGGTTTCGCCGCCATTCAGACGGTTTGGTATGCTGTGCCTGCCGATCTCCGCTCCGCCGGGTGCAGCTAACACCCGGCGGAGGACATTTCTCACGACTGGAGGCGATCATGTTGTTCAGAGTAGCTGCCGCCCTGCTGCTGTTGGTCAGTTTCGGATGCGGGCGAGAATTGTGCGTGGACGCGACGAACGACCAAACGTTCAAAGAGTCTCTGGATGCGATCCGCAATTCGCTGAGCGAGGACGAGCGGGAGGAATTTGAGGAGTCGTGCAAAACGATCCTGAAGCAGAGCGTCGGGAACATGGCGGAGACAATCCACCACCCGAAGGATTTCATGGCGCGATTCAAGGAACGCATCGCAGGAAAGACCGCGGCCGAGATCATTGCTGAGAGCCGCCGGGTGGAGTGAGGCCAAAACAACCCTCGGTTCAGTAGACCGAGGGTTGTTTCCGTCGCGAACCTGGATAGACCTGGGTGACTGGGAAAGCGCGGCGATACGCGGCTTGACAATCTGGCAGCGAGCCAGCAAGCGGTCGGAAACCCGCATGTCTTGTGCCCATCGTGCGCCTTTGTTATCATGCCCAGATAACACCAGCAAGACGCAGGCGTTCACGGTAGGAGGCCATGCTTGGGGGCCTGGTAAGGAGTGCAAACGATGGCGCACGTATTCGGAGACAATCTGCGGGAACTAAGACTGAGGGCCGGGATCGGGTTGCGCAAGTTCGCGATGCTCGTGGGGGAACTTCCGGAGAACATGAGCGCGATTGAACACGGACGGCGACTGCCGCCGCAATCGCCCGAGCGGTTGCGGGCGATGGCCGATGTGCTTGGCTTGACCGAGGGGACTTCGGAATGGGATGCGTTTTTTGATAGCGCCGTTGCTGATCGTCCTGGGCAACTTCCGGCCGATGTCGAGGAAATGGCCAACTGGAAAATGGTTCCGGCTTTGATGCGAACGATCAAGGGATTGCGACTGACCGACGGGCAGCTTAAGGATCTCGTCGAGTATCTTGCAGCTTTAAGGAGGCAAAACACTAATGGTCCCAACGGAATTTCCAGAGTACACGACAAAAGAAATCGAGCGGCGCGCGGCAAACCTCCTGAAGGCTAAGTGCGGTCAAAACCCACATCCGCCGATCGACCTCGAACTTTTGCTGGAAAGCATGCCGGGAGTTCGACTGGACATCATCACCAACCTCAGACTGAGGCACAACGTTGAAGGATGTGTTTGCAAGGAGCTGGAGTCCGGCCTGATCTATGTTTACGTTGACGCCGAAATTGCACGCAACGAGTTTCACTACCGAACGGTGATTGGCGAAGAGCTGGGACACATTCAACTGCACGCCAAGCTCATTGAGTCGCTCCAGTGCGTTGATGACTTCCTGGACATCCAACATCATTGCGACTGGATGATCGCCGAGAGAGACGCGCGTTCCTTCGGTCGCGCGATTGCGATGCCATTTCCCGCCTTGGTCAAGGAAGCGGAGGCGATTTACGAGTCGCTGGTGGACGTTGCTGGTTTTGGCGATCGCAATGCGATTGAAAAGTACTTGCGCAATGGCCTCGCCGATACGTTTGGGGTGCGTCCGGACGACATTCAAAGACGCTTAGTGCGGCCGCCGTCCAACATTCTTGAAAGGGTTGCTCTTTCAATTCGGAAATGCAGTAGCGAGTTGCTCCCGATCGTCCTGGAGGCGTTGCCGGACGCCACCCACGGGCAGAAGCGACTCTGGCAGGAGGAAACCTTTATTACCTAGGCAGCCGTTAGTTTCGCGTCCAGGCCTCCGAAAAGCGGACGCGCGTCTCGACCGCGACCGCCAGCCCCAGCTCCGCCGCCCAGCGCGGCAGCAATTCGTCGCTCGGCTTCTTCTGCCCAGCCTCGAGCATCGCCAGATACGGCCGCGATACGCCGAGGCGGGCCGCCAGTTCGGCGGGCGTCAGCCCGTGCGATTCGCGGGCCTTGCGGAGGCGTTTGCGGTGGGCGGCGGTGAGCGGGATCGCAGGCATCTTCTCCTCCAGGTTAGCGTGATCTGTCAGCGAGCAGGCCGATTGCGGCGCTGCGGCCCGCCGGGTCGTTCTGCAGCCCGAGGCGCGCGATCGTGCCGAGCACCTCCGCCACCGTGGCCGGCACCATCCGCACGCGGTGCCCGCCCGCCTCGAGCTGGCGGCGGATCACGGCCAGCCGCTCGCGGTACTCGCTGAGCGGCATGTCGCCGCAGCCGGTCGCGATCCATTCGGGCCATTCGCCGTCCGGCACATCCCAGAGGCAGACCTCGGCCGCCGTGCGCGCTGCGCGCTCCGCGAACCGGGCCATTGCCCGCGTCTGGCGGGCGCGGCGGAACGCGTCGCGGTAGATGTCGCCGTGTGCCCCCGCCGGATCGTAGCCGTGCCGCCGCAGATCGGCCTCGCGTTTCCTGCGAGGCCAGCGCTGCGCGGCGTGCAGATCGGCCAGTTCGTTGAGCGACGGCATGCCGCACCTTCCTTTCGCACAAGCAGCCCGCCCCAGCAGTGTAACCGTGCGGCTTGCTGAGGGCCGCGCCAGGGCGGGCTGGAGACTCGTTACAGGCCCGCCGCTGCGAGGATCGCCTCGACCTCGGCCTCCACCCAGCGCGGTTCGGCGAAGCCGCGCGTCTCGCTTTCGATCATTCGCGACACCGTATCGGCGTCGGCACGCTTCGCCGCCCGCGCGTCCACGTCAAACCACTCCATGATTTCGCCCGACGCCGCTCGGCACCGCACCCAATAGCGGCCGCCCGCCGCCTTGACCATCTTCGCGGCGTACTTGCGCAGTCGAATCGTGCGTTCGATCTTCGCCGCGTACTTCACCGCGAACTCCACGGCGTCGGCAACGCAATAGTAGTCGGTTCGGTTGTACTTTTTGCTCGTGTGGTGCCATTCGCATGCGCCGATCGTCGTGAGCGCGATCCGCGCCGCATCGCGGGTGCAGCCCGCCTGCTCCGCGACCTCGTGGATCGCGTGGGTCAGCGGCCACAATCCTTCGCTCTCGGCCTGGATTGCGTTGTTGCTCTTCGAATAACCAAAATAGCCTGCCATGTCCGATCGCTCCCGGCCCTTGCGGGGCCAACTCCCACCTGCCGTCCGGTGGGCCGACTCGCGGGTCGTCCGCGTCTCTCCCCATTGTAACCGAATCGGTTACACCGTCAACCCCGCTGCACCGTTTTTTCTGGAAGCCCGGAAAATTCCGCCCCGCCAGAATTCTTTTCGCGCGCCGTTGACAATTCCCGCGCCGCGCGCCATAACACTCGCCTTCAAATACTGT